AATGCTGTACGGTCGTTGTTTTTAACTACCATTGCACCTCTATACTCAGCGATAATTGTACGTAGGTTTTTAGTCCAGTCATTACCATCTAATCCCATTTCAATAGAAATAGAACCCATATCATAATGAGTTGCTAAGTTGAAAGCACCTACTAAGTAAGTTCCAGCAGTTACCAAAGTAGTTTTGATGATTGGAATACCATCTAAAGATAATTGACCAGCAATCATTAACAAACGATCAACATAACGTTTATCAGTAGCACTAACTTTAATAACTAACAATTTAGCTACATCAGTAGGGTGCATTAAGATAGCAGTTGGAGTTGGTTGTTCAGCAATAGCGATTTGGTTAATTGCTACAACTAAAACATCTGCTTCGTTTGCATTGTCAATTGCCAAAGCAAAATCACCAGCAGCAAATGCTGTTGCAGTTGTTCTAACACCTTTCATTGCTGGAGCTGTACCATCACCTGAATAAGCAGTTAACTCAATGTCTTTGTTTAACTCACGTAACAACTCGTTATTAATTTCAGCTTGAATAAAATCGATATCATCTAACATTTCAGTAGATACTTTGATGAAAGCAGTACGTTTAACAACAGCTTGTGAATCTACAACTAAGTTAAAGTCAATTTGATTTTTAGTTGCGCCTTCAGCAGTTCCTCCAGCAGCACCTTCTTTACCTTGTTGGTAAACCCATGAAATGATATTAGAAGTTGCACGACCTCTTGAAACCAAATCCATCAAACGTGGTACACGAGTAGCAATAACATTAAATCCAGCTAATCTTTGTTCAACTGGTACATTACCACCTGAAATGTTAGCACTTTCTAACATTGTACCTACTGCTTTAACAGTCATTTTAACCCAAGGAGCAGAACGATCTGTTTTCAATTGAGCAATTGCTTCTTTATTTTTAGCAACTACTTCTTCTAATGAATCACCTTTTGAAGTTCCTGACTTTTCAGTAGATGCTTCAATTTTCAATCCCATTTCTTTAAGAGCTTCATTCATTTGTTTCATTTGCTCTAATTGTGCATTTTTCAATTCATCTAATGCAGTTGTCATTTCAGATTTAGTAGCGTTATTTGCTTCTAATTCATCAATTTTTTTCCCAAGCAAAGAGTTATACTCATTGTATAATCCTGCTGTTGCTTCAACATCCATAGTTTTGAATGTTTCTTCTGTAATACCTTTCGATACTAAAAAACCTTTAAAGTTCATTTTGTTTAATTTAATAGATTAATAAAAAATTGTTGTTTTTTGTTTTCTTGAGTGTCTTGTGACGGCTCGTTTATATTTGTTTCAGAAGTGATTTGCTCGGCTTCTTTCTCAATTTCAATTTCCATTACAGGAGTAAATTCATTACTTCCTTTAATAACTGCACTACCTTCTATAACTTTTGCTTCAGTAACCGCCCAAAAGAAACCTTTTTCATCAGCTACTTCTTTATTAATTACCATAGGGTAGTATTTATTCCAGTTTTCCTTTTCAGCTGTATATTCCGATTCATTTGAATTAATACATAGATACAACTTAACATATCGCATTCCTACAGAATGATTATATACACGTCCTTTTTTATATAAATCAAACATAAAAGGATTAACCTCTTGTTTTATTTGAGTATCAAAAACTAAAGCTTCTGTATTTCCTTCATAGTTAAAACCAAGTTTTTTGAAAGGAATTACTTTAGTGTATGCTTTTAATTCATCTTTTACTGAATCTGAAATAATTTTATCAAATTCCATTTCATGTTCTTGCAATAAATACAAGGTTTTTGATTCTTGCAAAGATTTTTTCCAAATACCTTGAATATGACAATCCATATGGCTATCGATTACGTTTGTGGTATTTATAACCAATTTAGCACGTAATATTGTTGGATTTTCAACACTTAAAGAAATATCTTCCGCTTTATTTGCACTTTCTTTTTCTTCAATTAAAGATACATTCATCACAAAATCACCACGTTTAATGGCGTTTTTCTTTTGTGCAATAATTAAATCTTTATTCTTAAATACTTCTTCAAATGTCATTTCTTTACTATTTGAGTTTCTTTGATAATCTTAAGTTTTTCTTTCTTAATTTTCTTAATATCCATTTTGATTATATTTTAATCAACGTAAAAGTAAATAAAAAAAATAATATTTGTTATTTTTGACTAAAAATTAATCAATTTAGATATGTTTATTAAACTAACAGAACGCTTAGGCTTCAATTTTGGATTCAAAAGATACGATTCTAACCCACAAATGCAAGGTGTTAATCTATTATCTTTAAATGGTAATGACTTTATTGATCCTGAAAATATAGATGCTTATGATATTTATTCAACTACTCCTCATCTATGGGCTGTAATACAAAGAAGAGGAGATTTATTAGCTTCTGGACAATGGAAACATTATAAGTTAGTAAATGGTCAAAAGGTAGAAGTAGATAATAGTGATATAGTAAATACTTTAGAAAATCCAAATCCATTGTATAAAGGTAATGACTATTTAAGGCTATTAAATGAAAATAAGTGTGTTTACGGTAACGTATATACATATCAGATAAAACCTTATTCTTTATCAAATCCATTATTACTAACTATTTTACCAAGTTATGATGTAAGGATTAAAACGTTCAATAAATGGTTTAAACAAAGTAATATTGAAGATATTATTCAACATTATGAAATTATTTCTAGTAATGAGAAATTAGAAGTGAAAGATATAAATCATGTTTGGATTCAAAACTCTAAAAATCCATTACAAGGTGAAAGTCCATTAACCAACTTATATATGCCAATCTCTAACCTTAGATTAGGTTTAAGATTTAGAAATACTTTGATGGCTAAAAAAGGCGCAATTGGTATGTTATCTAACGAATCAAAGGATCAAGCTGGACATGTTGCAATACCTAAAGATGAACGTTTAAGAATAGAACAAGAATTTCAAAAAGATTACGGAATTCAAGAAGGTAAAAGTTCAATCATAATGGCTTCTGCAAATCTTAAATGGCAATCAATGTCATTTCCAACAAAAGATTTAATGTTATTTGAAGAGGATGAGAATGATTTTTGTCAAATATGCGATGCTTACGGAGTAAAAAGAGATTTGTTTGCAAGTACCAAAGGAGCAACTTTTGAGAATCAAAAAGAAGCATTAAAACAAACATATCAAAGTACAATTATTCCTGAAGCTGAAGAAATAGCTATGAATCATTCCACAATGTTTAACTTGGATGGTAAAACTGAATGGTTAGAACTAGACTACTCACATATTCCAGTACTACAAGAAAATCAAGTTGAAAAAGCTCGAGTAAACAAATTAATAACTGAAAGCATTAAAACATTAAAAGATGCTGGATTTGATGATAAACAAATAAACACATTGTTAGGGGTAAATCTATAATACCCTTAACACTCCTTCTCTTTGTAAATGTAATACAACATAAGATATAGCATCCATTGTATGGTTGTTATTATCTTCAGGCTCTTCTAATGTAATTCCATGCCTATCAACTTTACGTGAATAGTTTTCTTGTTCATGCTTAATATTGCTAGAGCTTGTTGTATAATATATTTTAATATTGTTCATTAAGTCAATCCTATCAATGATAGTACCTTTGTATGCAACATGGCTATCGTAACCAAATCTTCTAAGCATAGCTATTTTTAAAGGTCTATTTGAATCACATATAATCGGTCTATCTTCTAGTATACCTAACTTTTTAAACATATAAATAACTATACCTTCATTCACTCCTTCTGAAAGCTCGTAGTTTGTTATTTCATTACGTTGGTTAGATTGTAACTTTTCTCTAATAATATTTTCACTATCGTAGTTCTTTTCATGTACGTATATAGCACCATCATAATATTTAACTTCAACAACAGCCCATGGATCAACAGCCCCCCAGTCACAACCATAATAAACAGGTGCATCAAGTTGATGATATTCATGTTCGCTTATTTCTGACCATTTAAATATTCGGTTAGGTTTCTCAGATTTTAAACCAAGTCCGTAAACTTCCCAGTTGAATTTAGAAGAAGTTCCAGTTTCATCATTGTATATACATCTTTGTAGCTCATTTAATTGCTTTTCCGTTAGATTTAATGAGTTATTATTAAAGTTATATACAATTGCTTCATTTACGTTTAAAACGTTGCTTAAAACAACTTCGCACATTTCGACTGGCTGATATGATAATATTTTTTTTCTTTGTTCAGGTGGGCAAAATGGATTGTCTTTAAAAGTTGAGTGTATAACAATTGCATTATTTAATTTTGCTAAAGTATCAATCCAATGTCCACTTTTAGGATTCCAATCTATTAAAATATAATCCGAAGTACGCATATCAATTTGATTAAACGTATCTTCACTTATTTTGTACGGCTCGTTAAAATGTGCTACATTTCCCTGAAAACCATGTACTCTATTTTCATCATCACCTCCGCATATCTCAATAGTTGATCCATTTTCAAATGTATAAATACTTTCTGTTTTATTAAATGTTACTAAGTGATTGTTAGGAAAAGAAACAATTGCTTTTTTAAAATCAGCTAATACTGTATTTTTTGTATCTTGTTTTGTTTCTCTCCATATAGATATACGTTTATTAGAATGACTTAAAGCATATAAATAATGAGATTGTAAGATTGAAAATGTTTTAGAAGAACGTGAACTTCCAGTATTTATAATGTATTTATACTTTCTTGTTCCATCTTCATTTTTAGCATGTATGGCATTCCATATTTTCTCAAAGACTATTGTAGCATTAAGCATATTTATTTTCAATGTTAAATTTTTTCATAGCATTTAAGTAAGCATTATAAGCTTCTAATTCTGTTTCAAACCTACCTAAGAAATAGTTTTTGTGTTGATATTTTATATATGATTTATATTTACCTCTACATTTTTCATATGACACTCCAGCATATTTAGAAGTAGTTGCTTTTCCATTCTTTTTCATATGAGTATTATTCTCATAATAATTACAAAATTCTAAATTATCAATACAATTATTAAGTTTGTTTAAATCTTTATGATTAACACAATTTTTACCTTGTATTTCATTTAAAAAAGTATAAGCAACTAATCTATGAATAGGTTTATAATATGTTTTACCTTCTTTACGAATATTAACACATTTATATCCATTTCTATCTAAACCACCTTTTAAAACATTTAATGTTTTTTTACTTCTTACTTGTCCTAATTTATTTATTTCATAATTAGAAAAATCTTTTATTTCTGTCCATGTATTTATCATATAACAAATATAATAAATTTGGTCATCAATTACATTAAACTATTTAATTATTCTTCTTCAGGTTTTACAATTTTAATACTAATTGCTGAATTAATATCTAACTTTTCTCCATCTGTTGTTACATCTGTTTGTTCTTTGAGTCCATTTAAACGCTGTGTAATGCTTGGATTGAATATACCTAACATACCACCTATGATTTGATTTTCTCGTATTTCTTCTTTGATATGTGAACAGATAGGAATAAAGTTGCTATAAATTCCATCTTGATTTTTTAAATATTGGTCAATTGTTCCGTATCTTTTATAGCAAAAAACTTTAAATCCTTCAATTGTCAAAGGTATTTTCATTGCATCTTCCATTCTTTGACCTTCTTTACCTA